CAGAAGGATAGGGCGATTTCCCACAAAATCACCAGTTGGGCCTAGGTGCCGCTGGATCTCATCCGCAGGCCAAGTAAAGACTTGATCCTGGGTGTTGTAGATCATCAGGCGTTCGGTGTTCCAAGAATCAATCATTTGATTCATGGCCGAAAGTGCATCCTGAGATGTCTCAGGCGAAGGAGTCTCGCCCTCAGCGAGTAGCCCAATCAGCCGGAGTGCTGAATTGATGATGTCACCGGCTGTCGCCATTGCTCACGCTCCTTGCATTTGTGTCTTTGGGGGTCGTCCCCGACGCTTAACTTCCAGTTCATTCACGGGAGCCGCATCTTCAGACAAAGAAGGCGTGTCGTTAGTATAACGCACCCATCCGTTGGATTCATCAAATTCTGCCTCAAGTTCCATTGTGGCAATCTTGGTGCCGTGTTGATGATGCTTCAAATAGATGACAGCCATAGGGTCTCAATATTTTGGAGCCCCCAATGATGAGGGCCCCGCACTTCAATTACAAACAGTGGATCAACGCAAAGTTGATGATCACTGCTTCCGCCAAAGCGCCAGCAGTGGTGTTACGCAACGTAATGGAAGCAGATCCAGCACTAAGGCTGTTAACCCATACGTTGTAGGCCGCCACAGTTGCACCACCTGAGATTGTCAGGATCAACGTATCGTTTGCACTGATGAACGAGTTGTTCAAAGTAAACGAAACATTGGTTCCAGCCCCCAAAGAGGCAGCATTCATAGTAATACGGCCTGCACTTTTGTCCAAAGTGACGGCATTGGATTTGCTGGTTGCTTGCGTGACAGTACCTTGAGCTGCTGCGGTATATCCAAGCTCTCGGTCTGAGTAAATTACATCTGCGCCGCTGATATCTTGGTCAAGATATGCGACGCCAATAGGCTTGCTATGAGACATTTGTGTTCCTTATGAAACAGGGGCCGAAGCCCCCGTTATGTTTAGGCAATGCGGTAGACTTGCCAAGTGCCTGCGCCCGTTTTGCGAGCTTGGAATCGGCCAGATGCGTTATTCACCACCATTGAGCCGCCGCCAGTCACAGTCCAACCAGTGTTGGTCGTCACAGTGATGTTCTGCGCAGCAGTGTTGATGATGATGAACTCAAAAGCCGTGTTGACCTTTTCGCCCATTGCTTGATAAGCAGTTTCCAAAGCCGCCACGGTTGGCAACGTGAAGTTGATCGCGCCAGCAGGCGTGCCGATGAACATTGCAATACCGGCCAATTGTACCGGGGTAGCAGCAGGATCGGTCGTAAACGCAACAGGAGCAGGCTGGACGTAGAACATAACGCCAGACTCATTGCCGTCGCCAATTTGATAACCGCCGCCTGAAACAGGGAATGCCATAATAATTTCCTTTAAAAAGTTTCAAGAAAGGGGCCAAAGCCCCGTTCAGTATTAGCCCCAGACACGGGCCGCCATTTGAGGACGGATCACGCTGTATCCGTACAGAACGTCAATACGGCAAGGCATACGGTCATTGTTAATATCGTACTGGCGCACGATACGCAGCGAAATGCCGTTATGCACAGCGCGAGAAGCCATATCAACACCTTGAGGCAGCAACAGGTCAGCCGTGGCAAAGGTAATCGCATCTTTGTGGTACACCAAGTTTTGCGGGTACTGAGAAGATGCAGAACCAACAAAGGTCACAGCTGCGGTTGCCACTGGGAAGGAATCCACAGTTGCCAGAGCGTGTACAGCCGTGTAGATGGCTGGGAACACGGTGACAGATGCAACGCCACCACCTGATGCAACAGCATCAGCCGTCACAACAAACTGTTGCAGCGAACCAGTGGACTCGCGGGTTTGTGGGTTAACAGCAAACACGCCAGCAATGGTGAAAACTTCGCCTTGCTTGATGGTGGCAGAAGCGCCAACACCAGACAAGGACAGAGTGCTGGTGCCTTGAGCGCTGATGGTAGAGGTAACAGTACCGTTGGTACGGGTGCCGGTCGTCAAAACCTTGATGGACTGAGACATGTTGATCTCGTCATAGCCCAAAACGCCGGTGCCCATCATGCCATTCTTGAACTGCTTAGAAATGGTGTCGCTAGGATTGAACAGGCCCTTCATGCCTTCAACCAAGCCAGCGTTGGCGGCAGCGTTAACCGTGGCGTAACGGGGGCTCATGCCAGCAGCGCTTTCGTTCAGCTTTTGTTGAGCTTGCAACAAAACCAAAGAAGTGCCAGGCGTGGTGCCAGGGGTACCAACGCTTTGACCAATGCTCTTGTAAGCGTTGGCAACGTCTGCATCAATCGAGGCCGCCAGTTGGCTGATACGAGGCTTCAAAACGCGATCTGCGAAATCATCCAAAGACATCGTGAGTTCGGCGGTCGTGAAGTTCACGCCAATATGCTTTTGGCTAGAAACAGCCAAGGTGGTGAATTGCTCGTTGTCATCCTGAACTTGCAGGGCGGCGCCGTCGGTCACCAGAGCGCGGTCAGGCAGGCGGATACGCAGGGTGGAACCGATTTTGGCACCTTCAACAGCAAAGCTGTCGTCGTACTGACGGTTGACGTTACGGGTAATAACCAGGTTGTTCTCCAAGATCTGGAGAGCTTTCCGGGTGATCATATCAATGGTTAACAGGCTATTTGCCATAACTTATTCCTTAAGAAGTAATTAACGGTTACGTGCTTCCAACTTGCGCCGCATACGCTGCTCTTCTGCCTCAATCCACTGGCTCGCCGTCATTGTTTTAACAGAGCGTGGGTCGGTAGTATCGTAAGCAGGGCTGCCGGTTGTCCGAGCAGTCACAGGCGTAATCGGCGTTGGTGCGCTTGAAGTTTTCTTCACAGGTGGGCTATCAGCTAATTTGGCTTCTAACCTACCGATCTCTTTGGCTTGCGCGTAGGGCGACAAACGAGAAATACGTTCAGCTTCCTTGGGGTTAGATCCCAAGAAATAAGCTACATCAGGTCCAATCTCTGAATGCTGAATAGCTTCAGCCATCACGTTTGTGATTGGGAGCTTTGGGTTGTATGCGACTTGTTCAAAGTCATCATATTTCCCGCGAGCATCTTCCTCACGTTCATGATAGGCACTGAGTATCTCTTGCTGCTGCCGCTTTACTTCCTTATCACGAATCAACTCTTCAGCTTTGCGCACTGCCAATGCTTCAGCATACGCTTCAACCGATTCAAACTGATCCGCAGGAGGAAGATCCGCCGGCACACGCTGCGCTTGGGCCTGGGCCACACGCTGCGCTTGTTCACGTTCCCACTTGCGTTGCTCACGAGCAAGCCTTTTGCCAATGGCTGCATCAAGTTCTTCTTGTGTGAAGGTCTTGCTTGCTTCCGCTGGCTTTTCTTCCGGCTGAATAACTTCAGACTCTGGCGCTGCCGTAGCTTCCAGTTCTGGCGCGGGCACTTCCGCTGGGATTTGTACTTCTTCTGTCATGGTTGTGAATCCTTAGATTCCCTGGTGAAACGCACCAGTACGGGGTTAGTTTACTTCAAATTACTTAATTGGCTTTCCAAAGATTCAACTTTAGCAGTCAGTTCTTGAATAGCCTTAATCATTGGGCCTATCAATTCTTCGTATCCAATTGACATCACATCTTTGCCGCCAGATATGGAATGGTCTTGAAGGCCGCCAAAATCTACGTTTAAAAAGCTGCAAGCAACCGCAACTTCTTGCGCTATCAAACCGTGATGGAACCTTGAGCGCTTCTTGCTGCCGTCTTTCTCGCCCCAGTTGTAGTCTTCTCGGTAGTCCCATTTAAAATCTACAGGGCGAAGCGACTTTACAAAAGCCAGGCCAAGTTGCGTATCACGAATGTCAGCTTTGTCTCGGGCATCAGAGCGATTTTGCACTGCTCCGTAGGCATAAGTTGTTGTTGCTGAGTCGCCAAGTTGAACCTGATCGCTTCCGGTTACGTTTGCGGCTGAACCAATTCCGGTACAGTTGTCATATGCTACCAAAGCAGATAATGCATTTTCTCCCAATGCTGTGTTGTAATTTCCTTCCGCGCACGAATATAGAGCTTCAAATCCTATTGCGGTGTTTTGATAGCCAGTCACAGACTGGGCACAATTTGCGCCAACAAAAGTATTGTAATCTCCATTTGAGTCTTGCCCGCAAGCCGACCCAATTGCCGTTACATAAGCAGAATTATTTACAGATGAAAATGCATCTAACCCTGCTGAGTAATTAGAGTAATTGTCTGTAAAAGTGCCATTGACGTATCTCTTTACAGAGCCGCTAATCAAGTATTCTCCGGCTGGAATGTACTTGCTTCCTGAAGCATTATCCCAGTTGCTCCAAGCGGTTGTGTCGTCGGTTACGCCATCACCAACGGCACCGAAATCTTGGGGGGTAATGAGGTCTCCCAGCTTGCTGGAGATTGACCTGGTTACAGCACCAGTGCCTGGCGCTGTGTAATTGCTGCTTCCTGAAAGATTAGAAGCCGCAACCTTAACCGTGACGCCGCTTTGAACGATTGGGACAAGCTCAGTGCCCGCCAGTGGTGTAGTCGCTGCTGGGAGATTAGAGATTTTGACGCCTGCCATTGTTTTTCCTTAAAACCAAGTTCTTGATGGTGTATTAACGACCACT